CTTGGCGGAAGAGCGCAAGGTCCTGATAGCGGACAGAGAAATAGCCGCTGCGCCCGTCGTATTGACCGCTTTCCACGGTTTCGTGCCGTCCGCGGCAACCAGATCGTTTTCAGCGATATCGCCGTATTTGGTTGCGGCCGCTCCGAAACACATGGCTTTAATACCGGTTATCTCCTGAGCGCCATCGCCGTTATTGGCGTAAATCTGCTGTGCAATTTTCTTGCGGCAGGTCTTCTGGGCGCCTTCGAGTTTATTTACCGCCAGCTCAACTTCGGCGTATTCTCCGGCGTTCTCCAGTTCATCATTACGATGAATCGTTGCATTGCCGTAGCAGTGCTTTGTGGTGAAGAAAGCCGCGTTCAGGGTTTCTTTGTCGTCCGAGGACAGAGTGGAATTCTTGTCGTAGAACCCGCCTTCCTGCCCGTCGTAGTTCAGATGGCATTTGATTTTCTTGCCGCCTGAATATCTTTTCAAGATCGCTTTCTTTTTGTTCATGGAATAATCCATGTAGAAAGAATCATTGAAATAAATGTCGATTGCCTTGCGGTTGTCCGCGAGGAAATAATCTTTGGTTGTTGCTTCGAGTTCAGTTAATGTTAAGGCCATGGTGTCACCTATTCCTTTATGGTCAAAGGAAGGGGCCTCTTACGTCACGCTTGCTCTCCTCATATCGGCAAGGCGCTTCGCTAAGACGCTTACGGCTCCTCCCGCTTGTTGGGTGTCTTTAAGCTCCGTATCGACGCCCTTATCGGCTCTTGCCTGAGCCGCCGGCGTGATAACAGTAGCGTTCTTCTTCGCTTGGAAATTTTTGATCACCCGTTCCTCTGCTTCCTTGACCGCTGCCGCAACCTTCGTCTCAAATCTCTTATCGCCGGTAAGCGCCATGTGTGCTGATATAGCGTTATGTCCGGGATGCGCTTCCATAAACTTTGGAATATCGCCCGAATCCCACATCGTGACAAAATCAGGATTGTCCTTGCCATAATCATCGAAAGTTTTCTCAATCGCTGACATGGTTGCGGTCCTGACGCTATCGCCTGTGAGTTCGGATTTGACGGCGTGTTTTGCGAATTCAATTAGATTTTTCTGGTAGCCAACCGGATCATCTTCCATCCACTCGCGTAATTCATCGGGAGTTTTGGTTGACGGATCAACAATACCTTCCGGTAATGGTTGTACCTGAACTTCTCCAATTGAAGCAGCTTTTATCGTGGCAACCTGAGCTTCTGCTTTTACCGCTCTTTGCGTTGCCGCATTCTTCTGGTCAATTACTTCTTTAAAACGGGGGTCTTTGTCGAAACGGTCTTCAAGGTTCTTCCCCTTGTCGCCCTCTCCGCCCTTGTCCGCATCTGCGTTTGCATTTGCGTCGGCGCCATTTGCGCTCTTATCATCGGCGTTCTGATCGCCGTTGGCATTGTCCTCTTGCGCTGCGGGAGCCACGAAGTCAGGACTGGATTCGTTGCCAGCGATTGACGAATTCGCTGCATTATCGTCGTTTACAACTGCGTCCATTTGTTTCTCCTTCAAAAAGTTAATTAAAATAAAAAAACCCCGCCAAAACTCAGAATTTTCTGAATTTCAACGGGGCAACTTGCGCGGTTGATTTAAAACCTATATGCGGCTTTCGCGGGATACAGGTTTATTTATGTCGGGACTCTCTTATTGTTTAACTCTTCCTCCAACAATTTAATGAGCATCTTTGCGCATCGAATGAGAATCCTGTATAATCGTTCAGTTCCCTCACTCATGTCCGAACCTCCAGCCGGTCGCGCTTACGTTTCTTCTGGTAAACTTCATTCACCAGAGCTTTTGTGTCAACTGGTGCCGGTGGTCGGTATCGGGGTGGTGCGCCTCCTTCATTCTCCGCGTATCTCAGCTTATTTGCCTTTAGATACGCATTGAGGTTTGATCTTGTCGGCTTCTCGGCCAATGCTCTTGTATGAGGATCATCCGAAAACCTTGCTGATTCTTTGTCTAGTAACGCATTAGCTGACTCCCGAATGTGTGGTGCATCTTCATTTGATACGTTAATTCTTCCAATACTTAAAAGCTTATGGCTTCTTTTACCACACTTAGGACAGTAATGCAAGGAAATATTACTATCGCAAAAATCTTCATACTTTCCGTGCTTCGGGCATTCAAAATCGTATAAAGGCATCTATCCCTCCAACTGCGGCGATTGTTAATATGTGAAGGATATTATCGGTCACGATTATAGACCACGGCGAACATGGACCAGTGGCAAATTTCTCGCTCCCCTTTACCTTCATCAACCAGAAAACAAAGTTTGTCCGGTCCTGCGCGAAGTGTTGAGCGGCGATTATGAGTAACTGCCACCAGGCAAACCCGCAAAACAAAAACGGGATCATGTAAAAAGCGACATGGACGGCACAAATAAACGATGAATTCTTTTTATTCAACGCCATCCAGTCGTTTTGCAGAAGATAATCTCCGATTAAGTGAGCATATATCCAGTGCATTTATCCCTCCTGTGTCGGTCCTTCGTCTCTGACTTTCTTATAACCAGCGATCTTTGACGCGCCCGGGGAAGTTTTTACTTCTCCGAGGTCGATGTCTGTGATCTGCAGTTCCATTGATTTTTCAGGATACGGCCCTTCAATGTCCCGGGTGGAAACAACTTCCAACTTAACAGTGGCCTCCATTTTATCATCGGTGCTAAACTTCTTAAGATCGAGGCCGAGTTTTGCCAGAACTTCTTTGCCGAAAGTGATACGGGTGCCGTAATCGTAATTCGGCGCATTGTCTTTTTCGGTTGATTTCCCGCAACATACTTCCGGGCTGTTCGTTTTATCTCTTTTTACTTTCAGGTTAATGAATGACATTTTATTTGCCTCCCGTTTTTTTATTATCGCTCTTTGTGCCGGAATCATTAAATCCGGGTTTGTTATTCAATTTGGAAACAATCTCCGCTCCTGCCTTTGCATCTTCGCGTCCATGGGCCTTGATATCGCTCTCCATTCCATGAACGGCCTCAGCCCTTTTGATTTTCATCTGGTCATCGTCGAACTGGACTCCGGCAAGCGCGACTTCCTGATTAACCGCTTCCGTCTGTACCTTGGCTGTGATAAGAGCCGTCTCTGCCTGTAACTTCCCGGCCTTCGCAGTCGCTTCAGTCTCTTCAGGTGTGGGCGGTTTCTCTTCTGCCGGCATTCCGCCCTTCTGGAGATTCTCCGTGATCATTTCCTTCAAGACTTCATTGAACATGGGGAATTCTCCGGACTCCATGGCCTTCTGGAGCTTCTTCGGATCGGCTTCAACAATGGATTTAAAGTATTCCATGAGCTCCGCCGGGACGCCAACCTGAGTCAAGAGCTCAAATATCTTGCCGAGAGGACCTGCCTGCATACGTTTGATAATCTGGTCACGGTTCGACACATCGAGGCGGTCAAGTAATTCCTGCTGATCAATAGCGCTCTTCTCAAACAGGCCGATAGCTTCTTCCCTCTGCTGAACGCGCGAGATAGGCAACGTGGATCCGGCGACGACGGTTAAATTAACGGGATGGGCAAGGTCACTGCCCTTAAATTGTTTCCCTTCTCTCTGTCCGTTTTCGCCTTTGAACGTAACCCATCGGTCTTCCGTGTAGAAGTTCTGAACATGAGAGACGAACATCCGGCCGCGCTCCCTGATCAGGCCTGAATAGTTCCGGATCTTCCCGCGCATCATCGTTGCGGCGCGCTCCAGAAGGGCGGCAATCGCTTTGTAGGCTATGACGTTTGATTTCGTCTGAGCCTGGTCAAGGTCGAATGTCCCGGCGATCATTAAAAACAATTCTTTCAGCAGATTGATAGACTTCTCAATGTCTCCATTGGATTGAGGAACTTCCAGATACTTAATGCCTGCGGCGGTTTGTGCGGATGTTGGCCGGATAATCGCCGGATAACTCCCAAACTGGCTATTATCGACGCCGGAATCAAGGGGATTGATTAACTTCTTGCGCGCCGATTTGTCCTTCTCCAGAATCATCTGAGAAAGGGCTTTGTTTATCTCCATGACGAGCTTTTCCACGTCTTCAAGGTCAGTAATACCCCACGCATTTGACGTGTCCACAATCGAATTAGCCACGCCATAAGGGAATCGGCTGTAAAGATATGTTTCCCGGGCTTGCTCCGCATCTAGTGTCGGGTTGATATTGGGATTATCCCTATCTTCCAGAACGACTTCACCGCCTGAGCAGACGACAATGTAACGCAATCCGCCCGTGTATTTGAGTTTGGTGTTTTGGATAACCTCGCCCGTTTCCTCGTTTTTAACCTGCTCTCCATCGTTTACCCGCGTATCATCGCGCACATACATAGCGCAAACAACTGTTTCTTCGGAGTCTATATCGTTGATATCCGCCGTGCCCTTGAAGTAATTCGAGACTGAACGGACAACCGACTGAACGATCAAAAGAAGATTGTTCGCTTTTTTATTACCCTCTCCTGTGCTCAGTTCCCGGCGCTCGTCTCCCAACTCTTTGATAACATCTGTGTCTGGCTTGATCTTATCGGCCAGTTTAGGATATTTTTTCTTAAGCTTACGGGTGCTTTCTATCCAATACTCGACAACCGCCTCACTCTTTTGGAATTCCAGAACGTCTTTGAGCTTTACCGGATACCACCCGAAGAACATCGGATCGACAATACGGGTCTCCACGACTCCCAAACCGTTTTCACCCTCGGCATTAAAGGGAATATTCTCAATACATATCCCGTACATTTCGCCGTTATTAACAGACATTTCCAGTTTGGTCTGCTGTTCGGTATCACTCCACCAGTCCTCGGCCACCCGTTGCAGGTCCTGGGCGACACCTTGAGACTGTCCATCGTCTATGGCGAACTTGGCGGAGACATCAAACGTCGGACTGTTGTCGGTCAGTGTATTGACTGAGCGCGTGATATGGGTATGGATCAGGTTTGCGGATATCAGGGGAACGTCCTTAGAGCTCGCCTGCTTCCAGTGCCGGTTACGCCTCAGTTTGTAATTCCGGTTATACATATCGGGCAGGCCGAGAGAAATCTTGTCGGCTATTACCGCGGCAAGTACCTGATAAACCCGCTTTCCTACACCTTTGTCGCCCTGTGGCGGGATAAGGGCTGTGTCTTTATTGTCTGGCATTGACTTAATCCTCCGGTTTTGATGGATGCTTATGCTTCATGTGGCTGTTATATCCGATTGCGTTCTTAAACTGTCTGTCGCATTCGACGCAGTAATTAACGGGCTTTTTGTTTCCGTCTGAACTAAATGGGGATGTAAGGTCTTTTGCTTCCGCTTTGCTTTCGATGGGCTGCTGCACTTCCGTTTGCCCCTGTTGAATCTCGGTTTCGCCATCTGCTATATTCTCCTTTACGGGTAATCCTCTCGCTAATCTGCCAGCTTCTTCTTCGGACATCATGGGCGGCGGCGACTGCCTGTCCATTTGCTCACGGTCAAGGATGAAATCACGATCACTTCCGGGATTTGTGAAATAGTAACTTCCATCCTGTCGTATGTTAAGCAATCCAAATACAGTCAGAATCTTGTCTGGTAAAATCATGGGCCGGTGTCCGCCGTAGGGACAGCGCATAAACTCGAATTCGCACCCGGGATAGAACGGATCAGGAACTCCATGGGCTCTATCGTGAGACTTGAACATTTCGCCGGTAATGGGAAGTTTAACTTTTGTAAGATCCAGAGTTGCTATGATCTCGTCGCATATCTGGCATTTAACTTGGACAATAACCGGCGCCGGAAAGTAATAGGCAAATAGTTTATTCATTTATCTTTTCCTCCCCTAACGTCTGGATAACCTTGCCTGCGTCCGGCATATCGATACGCTGTTCGTCCCACGGATCGCGCTCATGGAAGGACTCGTCTTTCTTGTGGGTAATAATATCGCTGAAAAATACTGGCGGTGTCTTTCCGCCCAATAATGATTCCATAGCACCGTGCTTCTTACCCATCTGATAACCAGCAAAGGCCGCTATATAAATAAGAACAAATAAAACAATCATAATTAAAACGGTATTAACGCTGATCGATATCACTGAAAGTCCCTCCTCTTGCGTACATATCTTCGTCGCTTTGTTGGTTCCAAAAGATTTCCTCTTCCGCCTTGTCTGCCAGAGCCGCGGCCTCGTAAGTGTCGTGAACGACGCGCTCAGTCATTTGGATATGAGCTTGCGCGGTGGTCATAATGTTTCCAGGCTCTCTTAACTTAATAGGTCTCGCTACGCATATATGGCAGGCTTCGTCATAAACATGGTCTTCCTGCTCGGTGTCCACATCTTCGAGCGTATCATCCATGGATAATGCAGGAACTGTTCTTATGAAATCTTTACAGGTTCTATATATCTGCATCATTGGCCGCTCTAATTGCTCTCCAGATTCCGCCCTTGGCACATATAAACGCTCCCTGAACTGTTGTATCTTTTGCTTTCTGCCCGGATCACCCTTAGAAAGAAAGATGTTTGATAGTGAAAAGGTTTCCGCAGTGCTCGGCGCCTGGCCTCCGCCCTTGTAATCGGGCTTCTTATTCCAACAATCGGGACCGGCAAGGCGGATCAGGTTTGGCCTACCCCATATTTTCATCTCTTTCTCGCGCCTGATAATCTCCTTGGCGATTTCAGAATCGACCATGCGTAACCCTTCGTCCGGCATTCCGTTGCTGCCGTACCACTCGCCGCAGCGATAAATACGCCCTTCGCCATCTACCCACCACCAACCGATTGAAAACGGTTTCCCATAACCCCAATCGAAGGTCATATAAACCCACGCCTCTTTTGGGATAGGTATCGGATCAATAAGATGCGCATCGGTAAGGAGAAAGGCCTGCCCAATGTAAACATCCCAATCACCATTAAGCCATGCCGCTCTTAATACCGGATCGGATATTGATTTTAATTTATTGACGTATTTAGGATCGCTATCACAAAGGATTTTGTTATCATCGAGGAATGAGGGGATATAAACTCTTGTCTGCCCTTCTGAATCTGTAATGACTGTTCCAGGCTTAACGCCAAAAGAGTTACCCAGCTTAAAATACTCTTTGACTTGATTATGCCCCGGGCCTCCAGGGTTCCCGGTTCCGAACATCCGGCACGGTACGCCATGGGCTGACCTATTAGATCCTTTTAGCTTCTCAACCATTTGCGTGAAGAATGGGAATGTCGTACATTCATCAATGCTGATTTCCGTGTATTGCTGCCCGACATGATCCATAACCATAGTAAGGGATTGAATGGCTGGCATAATTACCTGAGCTCCGTTTTTAAAGCGAATATAATTTGTTTGTTGATCTCCGCCTATTCTTGTGGCTGGCAATCCATCCGCTATCATCCCGTCAATTCTCCTGCGTAATTCTGCAAACTCTTTATATTTTCGGCGAACAATGATTCCGTTCCAGTGCTTTCCCCATTTCTCAGCTCCGGCAACGTGCCTGCCCCACAAACAATCGCTTTTACCTCCACCACGCGAACCGCCGAAAAAAGGAAAGTCTGCCGGACAAATAGCGGCGTATGCCTGAGGCCCGGGCTGTGGTGTCCAAAATGCCATTAGTCTTTACGCTCTTTTGCCTTCTTTTCCATCAACCGATATCCCTTTTCCCACTCTTCAATCGATTTGAAGTCCGGCGGCATATTTGCTAGTTGGTGCGTCACTATCAATTCATCCGGATCATCGGCTCCCGGCTTTACGCGGTCCAGGATGCCGAGAAGTGATTTGACTTTGTCGTGAAGCTCGAATTCATAAGTAGATTCAAGGATCATATCTTCGGAAGGCTTATCCTTCGAGCCTTGGCATGACTTGATAATTCTCTTTTCTTTGATCTTTTTGATAATCCGGCTGGCGCCTGACTTCAATTGCTCAAGAGGGATAGCGCATACACCGCCGCCTTCATCCACCTTGATAAAATCCGCCATATCCGCAAAGCCAATAAGAGCTAATTCCTTAAGAACCTCATCCTGATTTACCATGGCCCTGGAGGCGATCAATTTCTTGCCTTCCCTAATTGCCGCTAAAACTGTCGTATTCTTCATAAGATACGATGCTTGTTGCCTCGCGGACTTCTGTGAATAACCAGCCCGCTGCGCTGCTTTTTCTTTAATTAAATCGACAAGATATTCCTGAACGAATCTTGCGGCTCTATCTCCTAGCTTCGCAAGCAAATCTTCGTATGTCTGTTTTGGATTGTCGCTTTTATTTAGCTCAGGAGACGGTTTTTCCGGTGGGGTTGTCTGAACCTTGTCGGCTTTTTTCTGGTTTTTAATGGGCTTTTTAGTCTTTTTTACCTTTTTCAATAAAAATAC